CACTGTAGATTTCGCCTGTCAATCACAATATTTAGATGCAATAAACGACCACCCACTAATCAACAATGTATTTGATGCAAAAAAAGTCGATACTTCTCAGTATGGATTAGAATTAGATTTTTGTGTCAAAAAATCTAACGAAATAGAAACAATAGAATCTCCAAATGGACAAAGAAGCAGAGTGGAAATATGGGCTGATACATACAATGTTAAAAGAAACTTCGACATGATGCTACATGTTGATGAAAATGTAAAAGATAAAATATCACATCGAATAAAAAGAAACAAAAATAAACTAATTGGATTTTGTCCAGTATCAAAAATGACGGCAAAAACTTTGACCAAAGATCAACAAAAATTAATTTTAAACATAATTAAAAGTTACGATTTAGATGTCGTAGGGATTCATAATAAAAAATTAGAATCTTTTGATGAAGAATGTACACCAAATATTACAGATTTATCAATTAAAGAATTGATAGCACTTGTCGACTGCTGTGACTATGTAATTTCAGTAGATACATCTTGTTTTCACATAGCTGGTGGTCTTAAAAAACCACTTGTTGGTATTTTCACATATACAGATGGATACCTATATGGAAAGCATTATGAAAAAGTAATTGTACAAAAACACAAGCTATTTGATACGAATTGGGAGTGTGGACCTTGCTACGCAAAAGATAAATGCCCAAAATCTTCTTGCATGGTAAAACCTTGTCTTACAGAACTTAATGAAAAAGATTTTATTCAAGGAATCGAAAAAATGTTTAATATATGGCCAACAAATAACTAAACTAATTTAGGAATTAATATGGTTAAATACATAGAGACACAAAAAACACAAGTAATCACCAAAAATGGTGAATGTGAGATCAATATTAATTTAACTTTAAACATTAATTTGACAAATGAAGGACTTAGTTTAAATGTAAACAATAAAGAAGAAATGATTGTAAATCAGGTGGACTCCAAAAAAAACGACAAAGTAGAATGGGAAATACCAGATTTTACAAACACATTAAATCCTGTAAACTTTGGTAAATAACAAGGAGAAATTATGGCTGGAATAGGTTTTGATTGCGGAACATACAATTTGGTAAGTTGCAAAAGAGATGCAGATGGAAAGTTTTCTAATAAAAGAGAAGTAAATGCTTTTCTGGAAATACCATTAGAAAATAGATTTGTTTTCGAAATGATGAAAACAGCTGGTGTGCCACTTATAGAAAGAGGCGATGTTGGCTATGCTTTAGGAGAAGCTGCTGTAAATATGGCATACACAATGAGTACACTTGAATTAAAAAGACCTATGAGTGCTGGTTGTGTAAACCCAAAAGAAAAAGATGCATTTCAAATCCTAAGCATTATGATGCATAGCCTAATCGGAGAGCCAAGTAAAGACAAAGAACTTTTGTACTATAGCATTCCAGCAAACGCTATCAATCAAGAAACCGATGCTGAATATCATGAAAAAGTATTACAAGCAATATTCAAGGCGTATAAATCAAGCAAAGGACTAGTAGTTGACGCACATCCAATCAACGAAGCACTAGCCTTGGTTTACGCTGAATTAAAAGACAAAAACTTTACAGGAATTGCAGCGTCTTTTGGTGCCGGAATGGTAAATGTTTGCTATGCAATGTATGGGAATCCAATATTTAAATTCGCAATTGTAAATAGCGGAGATTGGATAGACAAACAAGCTGCTAAAGCCACAGGAGAAACTCCAACATATATCAACAAAGAGAAAACAAAAGTCGACCTTTCTAAGCCTCCAACAAATCTTGTCGAAAGAGCGATTCAAACACAATACAGAATAATGATAGAAAACACTGTCAATGAAATAAAAAACGGACTATCAAATGCTTCAAAAAGCGTTCATTCAGATCAACCAGTAGATATGATCATTGCTGGAGGAACCTCTTCACCTCCGGGGTTTGATGATATTTTCCGTGATACTATTATGCAAGCAAAGTTATCAATTAAAATTGGTGATGTTATTAGGCCGAACGAACCACTTTATAGCGTAGCTAAAGGATGCTTAATCGCAGCCGAAGCAGCTTATAAATCATAAAAGGATAAAGATGAAAAAAAATAGAGCTATTTCTGATCTAGGTGTTGCAGCATACATTTTTATGCATGACTACAAAGTACTTGGGCGTAGAGCAAAAGAAATTGTGTTTTTAATAGAAGAACCTAAAAACGACAATCAATTCGATCAACTGACATTAGATTATCTAAGCAGCGAATTTCACAGATTCGATGCGTGTATAATGTCATTGAAAAAAATAGGCGACTTTCCATTTGAAAACAAAAACGCTAGACATGTAACTGATTTGGGTGCAGCAGCGTATATTCTTATGCACAAATATAGATTGCTAGGAAGAAAAGGAAAGAATATATTCTTCGAAGTAGAAATAGAAAACAATGATAAATTTGATGAATTATCTTTAGATTATATTTCAAGCGAATTTCATCGATTTGATTCTTGTCTTATGTCATTAAAAAAAATAAACGAATATATATCAAATCAAGGTTAGATGTGATATATAAATTAAAGGATTTATAATAAAATGACAAGAGAAGAAGCCTTAAAAAATCTTGAAAATCAAATTGATTATTTTACCTATGAATTAAAACGGTCCATAGTTAATTCTGCGATTACTGGGCATCAATCTTCAAATGTTTGGGATAAATTTAAAGGTTTTATGCAAAACCTTTATCACGGAAAAAATAATCCAAAAAATCCAAACTTTACTAAAAGTGTTTTAGGACACGGTCTTGGAAAACAAGCAAATGAAAACAAACATGTGCCACTTAAAAACTATAGATTTTTCAAAGAATGGCACGAAACTTTAGAACATTCTTTAAATTTAATTAATGAAGATTATAAAACTCCAGAACTACCAAGTCATATTAAAAACACACAATTAAACAAAATCATCGATGATTGGTCTGTTAAATTCAAACGAGCAATTTTATCTACAATTGAATTAGTATTAGGAGCCGCATCGCCTACGGGATACACAAAAGAACCCGCTGTTTCTGGTGATGAATTCGATACAAGTGCTGGCGGTGGGCAATTCGGTGGAAACAATCCAGTTACACCTGTTAAGCCAGTAACGCCTGTTGATCCTAATACTGGTTCTGGTTCTGGTTCTGGTTCTGCTGGTGATCCTACTGCTACTGGATCTACTGGGTTGACAGGTGCTGGAGAAACAGGTGCTACTGGCGTGACTGGACCGACTGGTGCCACTGTTGGTGAGACAGGCGCTACTGGTGCTGCCGATACTAGTGCTGCCGATGCTAGTGCTGACAAAGAAAAATTAGAAAAAGCAATTGAAATTTACACGGACTTGAATAACACCGAAAAAGGTAAGTTAAATTCACTTGGTGGTGGTCCGATGCCCATATTCGCAACTACTGAAATCACCACGAATGAACTTAGAATTCCAAAAAAATCAATTCCTTATGTTTTAAGGTACGGCAATCCAGTTATTGATATACTTCGTTATGGTAATAAAGAAAAATATAATTATTTTTTAAAATTGGGAAGAATAGAAACAAAAGAAAATGAATTTGGCGATACTATAAGCGACGATGTTAAAAAACAAATTATAAAAAAAGCAGCCGAATATAAACTTAGTGAAAAAACATACGATCCAACATACAAAAAAAACATAGAAAACATACTAAACAATGTAAACAATGTCGAACTTAATGAATTTATAGAATCACTCGAAGGTTTTTTTCGTTTAGGCGAAAAACCAAAGAAACCAAAACCTACAAATACATCAGAACCTACAAATACATCAGAACCTACAAACACATCAGATCCTACAAACACATCAGATCCTACAAACACATCAGAGCCTGCAGATAAAAACGAACCTACAAACACACCCGAACCAGTCAATAAAAATGCAATAAAACTGGAAACAAAAGAATTTTTACAAAAAGCATTAAACTTACAAGATGATGCTAAATTTTCTGTTTACATCAACAAAAACAATCAAAATTTAAGAAATTATTTAGAAAACATTTTCAATAATAACAAACAAGAATTCGTAGAAGAAATTAAAAAAAATATTTCTTTACCAGAAGAAGAAAAAGTTCAAATCGAAAAATTAAATGAATTAGATTTAGATCAATTCATTGAAGGATTCGTAAGAATCATGGGAATTGCATTTGTATACAAAATAATACCTCCATTGTCTACATATTCTTATGAAGAATTAATGGAAAAATTAAATGAATCGCATTCAAATATAAAAAAAACAACAACCATTTTAAGAAATTTAAACGAAGATTATCTTGTAAAGTATTTTATAGAATTATCAATCGATAAAATCAAAGAATTATCTGAAGCGTCTGAAGCAAGAGATGCATGGAAATCGCATGAAAAATATAAAGACCATACTATCGAACAATTAAAAAATAGTTTAGAAAAAATAGATAATGTAAGAGAATTATTGAATGAAGTTATGGTAATACTTGCTCATATTTCGCTTGTTCCCAGATCATGACCATATGCAAAGTCACACCAAGGAGTTAAATTGAAAAATATATATTTCTTAAAATGGTGGTTAGTCTTCAGTCTTTTTACTATAGGACTTATATTTGCAACAAGTTTAGGTTTCACAAAAGAAATTTACAATAAAGATTTAAGTTACATAAGCATCTGTACATTGGCTTTGTTTTATTGTCAAAGCGTATGTTGTGGCAAATTGTTTTATAATTTATCAAACGATATGTCGGAAAAAAAACTTACTAAAGAAAAATTTTCAACCTACAACAGAAAAGCCGAAAATGGTTGGTTTATTAGCGAGATGTGTCTCAATCTTGGAATGCTTGGAACGATTATAGGTTTCGTCATGATGTTGTCTGGCTTTGAATCACTAGATATTTCAAATCCATCTACAATATCTACATTATTATCTAATCTAGGAAAAAGCATGGCCACAGCTTTATACACAACACTAGTTGGAATTATATGTGGCTGTTTATTAAAAATTCAATACTACATTTTAGACATTCAATTTAAAGCCATAGAAGACGAAGGTTTAATAAATGAAAAGATCTCATAAAAATTACGGATGCAACACTTCATTCCTAGACTTGCTTTTCAATATGCTTTTAGCATTTGTAGCTATGTTTGTTCTTAGCTTTTCGTTGATAAACATAACTAAAATAAATAAAAATTTTGAATCTAAAGCCGAATTTATAATTACCATTTCTTGGCCTAATGATTTCGATGACGACATCGATGTTTATTTACAAGACCCTGAGAAACATTTAATTATGTTTAAAAGAAAAGAAGATGGATTAATGCATTTGGATAGAGACGATTTAGGATTTGCAAATGATGTGATCGAAACAATTAACGGACCTATAAAATACAATGAAAATCGTGAAATAGTTACTGTTCGTGGTGTTTGCGTTGGAGAATACACATTGAATGTACATGCGTTTAAAAAAAAGGACGCTAGAAGCACTCCAGTTAAAATTCAAATCGATAAAATAAACCCAACATTCAAAACCGTAATCATAAAAGAAGTTACACTCGCAAAAGAAGGCGATGAAAAAACCATAATAAGATTTACTTTGGATAAGAACGGAGACTTGATAAGCACAAATACAATTCAAAAAAGTTTAACAAGAGCTTTTTTAGAAGATCAATTTCCGCCCAATTCAAGATCCAATGCTCTTCCAAAAATACCAGCAGTTCAAAATCCATTTGCACCAGAGGTAAAATGACATCAATATTTGGAATAATTTTTACATTTATAATTCTTGGAAGTATATTATTATTCAACTTGATTTACACAAACATTAATTGGTTTATTAAGTTTTTATCAATAACCATAACAATATATTTTAGTATTATTACTTTTTTGTCTTTAGAGGACTTAAAAGGATGGCCAATAGAATCTGCTCTACCAAGATATTTTATGTTGATTGCAGTAAATGTGCAAGAGCCTACAAAAAAAGATGGAAATGGGGCTATATTTCTTTGGTGTAAAGACACCACGGAGCATTCCATAGAAAACAATATAATTTTTAATTTTTTAAAACCTTTCTTTGACCTAAAAACAATAAACCAAAAACCTAGAAATTACGAACTTAAATACAACAAAAAATTACACGAAAAATTATCTGAAATCGAAGATATGATAAAACAAGGAAAGGCAATTGTTGGCGAAGGCAAAGCTAAACAAAAAGGCGACAGAGAGACGAACGGAAAAGAAAAAGAAATAGATAGTAATCATTTAAATTATGATATAAAATTTTACGAATTACCTCCACCAAAAATGCCAGAAAAATAACTCAACAATTACTATTGATCAATAGACTTTTTTTCATTAAATTGTCTTGCGAATTCAGCCATTTTCTCTAAACCGTCTATATCATTATAATCAGAATTTTTTTCACTATAATCAAAAGACTGAGATTCTTGTATTTCTCTTTGTTTTTCGATTTCTTTCTTTCTCTGTTTAATCTTTTCTATTTCGATTTTATTTTCTGGATTATTTTCGTCTAATACTTGTTCTTGCAAAAATGCCACAATAGAATTTGTCACAAAAAAACTTTTACATCCAGTAAACAAATGTGTAAGAATTACGCCATCTTCATCTAATTCTTCTAAAACACCAGTGTAAAAATCAGAAAACTGAGAATCGATAATGTTTGGCTTGTTAGTTCCTAAAGTAATTAAGGTCACTACTTTTCCAAGAAACAAATTGTTTAGTTTTTTAATTGTAGAAATCTTCATATAAGCACCTTTTTAAAAATAGTTAAATATCAAATATATCTCCAGCCATACCACTAGGAGCATCAAAATCAATTTCTTTTTGTGTTTTGATAATATACTCCCTTAAAACATTAGATCCTAAATTTATCAACATTTGATTCCAATCATTGTAATTGTTTGGTGGCTGAGTGCATTTTATTTGATTGCTTGAATTATTATGTGAGAAACGCTTTGTTAATTCAACCATTTTTTTCAATCCACTAGCACCAGCTTTATCTCTGTCTAGGCAAAATATTATCTTATAATCAGATAAAAGCATTGCTTGTTTTTCACTTAAGTTTTTACCGCCACAAGCACATGCGTTTAAACCGCTAATTTTAAGACTCATTGCATTAAACTCGCCTTCGCACACATACAAGGTAGAACCCTTATTTGGCCAAGGACCTGCCATAAAAACAACATCTTCTTTACCTGTGCCACATGATATTGGAGGACCCATATATCTTAAAGTAGCTTTAGAGCTTATATGTCTTCCATTAAAGTATATTAATCGCAATTTCGATCA